TCAATGATAGATGATGTGGCCAAAACTATTTCAGAGTTCATGAAAGGTTACAAGGAAGCACACGCAGACGACAAAGAAGGTGCCCCAAAAGTATTATTTGTAATTGATTCATTGGGCATGATGCTCACACCAACAGACGTTAATCAATTTGAAGCAGGCGACATGAAAGGGGATCTAGGTAGAAAACCCAAGGCATTGACAGCACTTGTGAGAAACTGTGTAAACATGTTTGGTTCATGGAACGTGGGACTTGTGGCAACCAACCATACATACGCATCACAGGATATGTTTGACCCAGATGATAAGATATCAGGCGGACAGGGATTCATCTATGCAAGTTCAATCGTTATCGCAATGAAAAAACTTAAATTAAAAGAAGACCTTGATGGTAACAAAGTCACAGACGTGAGAGGTATTAGGGCGGCTTGTAAAGTCATGAAAACAAGATATGCTAAACCGTTTGAAGGTGTGCAGGTCAAGATTCCATACGAAACAGGAATGAACCCGTACAGTGGACTAGTGGACCTATTTGAGAAGAAAGGTATACTTGTACAAACCGGAAACAGGCTGAAATACATAGACAAAACAGGCAAGGAACACATAGACTTCAGAAAAGCATGGATAGGTGATAAATTAGATATGCTAATGGCAGACTTTAAAGAATCTACAGACTTTGCTGGCAAGGAAGTTGTAGCAGTACCTGAAGAAGTTGTAGCAGTACCTGAAGAAGTTGTAGCAGTACCTGAAGTGATTGAAACGAAGCCAAAAGCAAAAACTAAGAAAGCAGAACCAATCATAGAGAAGGAATAGATGATAGACTTTGATCACGCCGACATTGAACGATTGTGGAATGCCATCATACATTACGTCCCTGAACGACAGAAATTAGACATGGCAATTGACTTACTCAAGAGTCTAGAGGACATCGGAGTTGATCATGAGGTACTCAAAGGATCTGCAGAACTTGATCCAAAACTAGAGGAAGCCGTTAATACCGTGTTCGATGAAGATGATTCCGAAGACGTAGGTTACGGCGATACTGATGAATGATAAATTGGTACAACGAAGTTAGCAGGAACCTAGACAAGATACCAGACTGTGTGGCATACTTTGACAACGAGTTGCTCGAAGCGAGGAAACAGTGCAAGATATATGGTAACCTCGAAAGGGCCAGTGCATCACTGCCAGGCATAGTTGAAGAGAGATTCAGCCAACTGCAACAGCTTGAAGCCATACTTGAGTACCTGAACATAGAATTGAGAAGACTGAGATCCAAGACCTTCAGGAAATTCCTGGAGAACTACAATAAACTTTTAAGCAGTAGAGATGCAGAGAAGTACGTGGACGGTGAGGATGATGTGGTCGACATGAGCAAAATCATCAACGACTTCGCACTGATAAGGAACCAATGGCTGGGCATCACCAAAGGCCTAGACCAGAAGCAATGGCAGATAACAAACATCGTCAAACTGAGAGTGGCAGGGATGGAAGATGCCGACATCAGATAGGATAATACTAACAGACGTTGACGGAGTACTGCTGGAATGGGAACGCCATTTCACCAAGTGGATGCAACTACGATCATACTTCAACGAACACGGAACCAGGAACTATCCTTACAAGCTGGTAGACACGGGACAGGACGACTACGACATGTCTAAAAGATTTGGGGTCAGCAAGGACACGATAAGACAGGAGATCAGGGAGTTCAACAGGAGTGCCTGGATGGGAACACAACGACCCATGCTGGGATCACAGACATGGGTGAAACTGTTACACGCCGAGGGATGGACCTTCGTGCCGATCACCTCGCAGACGTCAGACATACCGGGACAGGAACTGCGTAAGAAGAGACTGGGAGATCTGTTTGGTGAACATGTTTTTGAAAATTACCACATACTTGGTACAGGGGCAGACAAGGACAGTGCATTGTCTGAGTTCCATGACACCGGGCTGTATTGGGTCGAGGACAAGCCCAAGAACGCACTAGCCGGGCTCTCATACGGTTTAAAGCCCATATTAATCGACCATCCATACAACAGAGACTTCAATCACCCCGATGTGATACGTGTAAATAGTTGGAAAGAAATCCACTCGTTATTACATGAAAAATAAAAATTTTTGCATCAGGCCTTTTAATAGTTTACATTTAAAAACAGACGGTTCTATGTTGGTCTGTTGTGAAAGTAGACCAAGCAAAACAGAGTTTGTGGGGAAAAAAGATTATAATCTTAAAAAAGATTCAATAGAAGAATTTTGGAAAAGTGACTATAGAAAATTTCTAATAAAAAATTTTCAAGAAAAAAGAAGACCAAAAGAATGTCAAATCTGTTGGGAAAAAGAGGACACAGGGGCGGAAAGTTACAGGCAATTTGGAAACAGACAATACAAAATATTTGGGAATAAAACATCCGAAGAATATCTATCCTTACTAGGAATAAAAGATCTAGAACATCCTGTTGATTATAATCTTGATATAACGAATTTGTGTAACTTGAAATGTTACATGTGTACTGGTGTGAGTAGCAGTAAACTGCTTGTCGAGAACAATGATCTTGGGTTTGAAAATCTTGATCAAAAAGATTATGACTACGAGGAAGGCAAACTGTCTTATCTTATAGACCAGATTGAAAAAAATCATGTGACACACGTGACTCTCCAAGGTGGCGAACCGTTGATGAATCCTAAAATTATATCACTCCTAGAAAAATTAAGTGTGAAAAACACAGCAGAAAAATTAACTATCTGGATTACAACAAACGGAACTATGTACAACAAAAAACTTTTTGATATATTAAGTGCCTTCAAAGATGTAAAAATAATTTTTAGTATAGACGGAGTCAATAAAGTAAATGATTACTTAAGATTTCCTAGTGATTTTTCACAAATAAAATCAAATTTCATAAACTATTTGAATCTACAAAATGCTACATTCATGATCACCAATGTTGTACAAAACTTCAATCTTTTGTATGTAAATGATATCATTGAATTTGCAAATACATATAACACTCATCTCCATCTAAATATATTAACAGGACCTTCAGTTTTACATTACAGTGTTTTACCATATTCTACCAGACATAAGGCTTTGGAAAAACTACAAAACATTGATCAGCAAAAAGTAACACATGTAACTAATTTTTATACATTACTAGAAAATTTATCAACGGACATAGATAAAGATACCAGCAATGAAATTGAAAAGTTTAAAGATATTATAAAAAAAAGAGATTCCTATAGGAAAATTAGTTTATCAAATTTCATTCCTGAACTAGCCACAGACTTAAATATTTGAAATGAAAATCTACATAGGACACGACAGCAGAGAAGATATAGCATACCAAGTGTGTGAACACAGCATCAAGCGTAGAGACCCGTCCGCAGAAGTCATTCCCCTTAAACAAAAACAGATGCGAGACCAAGGTCTTTACACCAGACCCGTGGATAAACTAGCATCGACTGAATTTACTTTCACAAGATTCTTTGTTCCTTACATGAATGATTTCAAAGGTTGGGCAGTGTTCTGTGATTGTGACTTTCTTTGGAAGATACCAAGCCACGAACTTGTGAAATATTGTGATCCAGGCAAAGCAGTCGTTGTAGTGCAACACGACTACACACCAAAAGAAACAACTAAAATGGACGGACAGGTACAGACTTCTTACCCTAGAAAAAATTGGTCAAGTATGGTACTGTGGAACTGCGAACACCCTAAGAATAAGATACTAACGCCAGACTTATTGAACGAAGAATCACCAAAGTTCCTACACAGGTTCAGTTGGTTAGACGATAATGAGATAGGTGAACTACCATTAGAATATAATTGGCTAGTCGGCTGGTACAAGGAACCAAGAGACGGTGTACCTAAAATATTACACTACACAGAGGGCGGACCGTGGTTTGACGGTTATCGAGATTGTGAGTATGGCGACGACTGGAAGAAAGAACTAATAAATCTTTTTAGTTCATAGAATTAAAAATAAATTTTATCTATCTGCTCAACATTTTCTTTTTGTTCGATCACTTCATTATTATTAAATCCTAATTCCAACATGTATGCATCCATTTCTTTTTCCGAAGGCATATCTGGAAACTGTTCGTCCTTGTGGATGTTTACTTCCTGTACTACATATTTGGCACGTTTGAATATCTCTGGTGCACCGTTCATGACCATGATCTCAGCACCTTGTACGTCCTGCTTGATCAGATCAAACTGTGCATCTTCTCCAACTAATTCGTCCAGTGTTTGCATCTGTCGTAGCTCAAAGTCTTTGAATATTCCAAACACCGTTGAACCTTTGGTGTAGGTCACTTTCTTTCTATTACCTTTGTCGATCTCTCGTAGGTACATCTTGATCTCTCTGTTGGAGTCTCCCAGTACTGCTATGTGATAGTCGGGAGTGACTTCTTTCAACCTGCGTTCGTGTTTTGGTCCTGCTTCTATACAGGTGTAATTGGCATCTGGCCAGATGGGCTTTACATTTTTGGTCCAGAAACCGTTCCATGCTCCTATGTCAAGTATCCTTGTTGGCATGAACCCATGATCTGCTTTTAGTTTCTTTAGGTATTCGTACATCATACTTTGTAATACACAATGTCAGGCCAGGTCTTGATTAAAATTTTGTATCCTATATCCTTCAAGTGATTTTCTATTTCTATGTTGCTACTGCCGTATTTTTTACTGTTGTTGTTTAATTCTATCATGATATACTTTACATCGGCCAGTTTTTTAGAAGCACCTTTGAGCACTTCCATCTCTAAGCCCTCAACATCTATCTTGATCATGTCTACCCCTTCTGTGTCCAATGAATCTAATTTATTAATTTTTGTATCGCCCGTTTCCAATAACACACGAGTGTTCTGTGTGGCCGACTCCTCAGATAACTTAACAAATCCGTCTTGGTTACCAACTGCTTGGTTGTACAGTCGGACATGATTGTGTGGGGCAAGATTCTTCGCGAGGCATTCGTAGTGTAATTTATTTGGCTCATAGCAATGGATATTTGTTGCATATTTCTGCATGGCCATAGACCATGTCCCACACCATGCCCCAATGTCCACGATTAGATTAAATTTCTTATGTTGGTTATCGCACCATTTGATAAACTGATTGAGGCATGTGTCTTGCATGTAGGGATATCCTTTTTCACGCCACTGCTCTATCTGTGCATCTGTAGACGGAACCCAAAGTCCGTTTGATAATTTTTCAATCTTCACAGTATTCCCTTGTCCAACAGTATCTCCACTGCCGTGCCGTTTGCGAACTCTTCCGGTGTGAACTGCTGGTAAGCAAGACTATATAACCAAGGTTCTGGACCTCCGTAGTAGGGATTTTCGATGTCTGCCATCTCTATGTTGCCAACGTCCACGGCAAAACTCTTGTTGTCGCAGAACACAGGTATACCCTCACACATAGCCTCCACGGCCGCGATACTACAACTTGTCACAAGACACCATGCCTCCTTGAGGTCCTCTGATAGAGGTACCTTGGCCTCACTCGGTCCTGATGTACCCCTGCCCCTGGGCTTGTGTCGAACTTTGATGGGCCTGTCAGTGTATCTCTTGATCTGTTCTATTGTTTCTGTTGTCCAATTTGGTCTATCCAAGTAACTGTTAATGCCGGACGAGCTCGGACACACTAAAACATGTTTGCCGGCGAAGTTTGGTGCTTTAATCTTGATTCCAAATTTCTCAAATCTATCTGACTTGCAGTCCTTTATGTAAGGCACGTGTATTGTGTTCTTGCATATACGCCAGTAATGGTTGTCTGGTCTAAGATCGTTGTTGTCAAATCTACCAAAGTAAGGAGTGTCGGTGAACCAGTAGTTGTGATTACGTGCTTCTAGTTTCTTGACCATCTCCCTGTTGTTGCCAACGAATCCCCAGAACATGCTGTTACTGGCGGGATCTGTTTCCACGGCATTATCCAACTTTGTGATCTGGTCGGGCCATGACTTCTCTACACCATTGAACACTTCCCAGGCCTTGCTGTTCTTGTTACTAGATGGTGCGTAGATCGTTAGCATCTATGAACTCCTGTAGTTGTTCGGCCCATTGTTTGTGTCCCTCCGCCGATGGGTGTGGGTCATCGGGGCTCACTATTAAATTGTTATCTGAGATAAATTCAAAGTGACTCACCGCTGGATTGAAAAATCTATCCATGTTGATTGCATTCCTTATGACCTCAAAATCTCCTGTGCCATTCCCAAAATCGTTAGGTAGGGAGTTGTACATCACGTAGGGTATTCGCTTACGTTCAAAGTAATTCTGCAGGTCAAACACATTATCAAGGAAGTTCATGGAAAGATTGTTTTCAATATCCCACCCTTTATGACTTCTTATGAAACTCACGTTGTCAAGTGTCTTCCAGGTCCGCCAGGTGAGATCGGTGCCCGGGACACGCCCTTTCTTCCAT